AGCCATCTCAAGCGTGATGTATAATACGTTCTTGCCTTGGAGTAACACACTGCTTGCGACATGACACATAAACAAAGACTTACCAACACCAGTACCAGCGAGAGCAATATTGAGTGTTTTATTTGGAAGGCCGCCCTTTGTAATCTTGTCGAAGAATTCCAAGTCGAATGGGATCTTATCTTCTTTTCTATGATAAGATTCGTATCTGTCTTCGTAGTCTTGTAAGTAATCATGCCCTATATGATTATCAAATGATACTGCTAGTGCATCTGAAAGAATAGTAGGAATACCATCCCTGCCTTTAGTTTCATCCTGTCCATCTGCTAATGCAATAGATTCCATGAGTGCAAGATAAATTGCTCTATCCCTACACCACTTTTCAGTAGTATCTATTAACCACTGATTCTCTACAACAGCATCACTTAGAGAATTATTAATATCCCTAACCTCTGCAATCTCAGACTCTGTTAAGTCTGTTCTATTTTCTGTCTCAATATTAAGTGCTTCAATTGTAATTGAAGAACCATACTTTACAATGAATTGAGTTATCTCTTCAAAGATTACCTTTTCAGTTCTTTGTTCAAAGTATTCTGGTTTTATGAAAGGTATAACCTTTCTAGAATACTCTTCATTATAAATTAAATTTCTGAGAATGGTAGTCTCAATTCGTTCCATAAGAGAAGTGTTGGTTCGCAACAGCATCAAGCTGTTCCATTATATCATCAGTAAAGTATTCTGTTGGATTTTTTAATATTTCCTTCGCATATATTTTCTTACCATTCATCTCATATCTTCCTGCAACATTCTTCCACATACCACCAAGTTCTCCTAATTCTAGGAGACCGTAGTACCTATCAAGTCCTCTTTCATCATAATAAAGACGTATCTCTACTTGTTTATTTTCTTTTGAAAGTCTTGACTTTGCCGTCTTAGCTTTAATAATGTTACCAACAACTTCCGTCTTATCCTTTTCCTTTTTCTTTGTGAGATAAATGATCGTAGAAGCGGCATATTTGAGACCAGAGCCTCCTCCCATTTCTTTAGTAGGGACATAGGAACCAATGACATCGTAGGTATGATTTGTAACTATAAGTGGAATATTTGCTTGTCCAAGTTTCAGAGTTAGCATTCTGAAAGCACCTTTAACAAGTTGGGATTTGGTCATGTCCCTAACCTGTTTATCATCTAGTGCATCTCTTATCTCTTTCTCTGTGGAAAGCATACCTAAAGAGTCTAACACAAACATACAAGGTTTGCGTTCTTCTTCAGATGTTTTCAAGTATATATCTACAGCACGAAGTGCCTTACTTCTAAATTCTTCAATAGTAACAACATTAACCACAACAAGACGATTCATATCAATCCCACGAGATTCAAGTAATCCCTTATTGACTGCTGCTTCAGTATCAAAATAGAGGCAGTAACCATCAGGATTACTATCCAAGAAGTTCTTAACAACAGCAAGGGAAAAATACGTTTTACCAGTACTGCTTTCACCAGCGATGGCAGTAATACGATTGCTAGATACGCCACCATAAATGGAACCCGACACCAATCCATTAAAGATGTATGAACCTGTGTCGATGTATTGTTCGTTTTCTTGGATGTCTGCTGCGACTTGGGTGTATTCGTCACCAATCTCTTTTACAACTTCTTTCAAAAAATCCATAGTTTAAATATCACATTCATTAAAATTGACTTCATTAAGAACTGATCCTTGAACTTCATATTCTTCCTTAATCATATACCCTCTTAAAAGATGATATAGTCTAGTATCACCTCCCAATGCCAGAGCATTTACAATTGTTTTCAAATCTTTCTGATCGATAGGTAATTCCATTAGGAGAAAAATAGTTCTAGGTTTACAGTTTTTTCCACATTCCAACCAATTGCATCCAATATGGTTCTCAGTGGTTCTACGAAACTCTTGTCAAATTGTAAGTCATAATCAAGGTATTTGTCAAGACCGAGTTCGTGAGGGAAGTCTTGAATGAATGAGATAACATTTTCTTGAATAATATTTGGTTTCTTTAAATATAGAAACTTTACTTTCTCACCGTTACCAATGGGAGAGTATTTATTATCCAACTTTTTCTGCTTCACATAGTGATTGAAAAGCAATGCACCCCGTATATGTATAGGAGTTCCTTTTGAGTATATTGTAGAATGTGCTCTATACTTTTGCAGATTATTTGCTGTTCTTGGAAAAGCAATATCTTCTGGTGGAAGTGCCTTAAATTTCTTACGTGACTCATCAATAAAATCAATTACTTCTTCTTCAGTTCCATTCATCATAAGTTTAAGAGCATCTTTAATCATTGCTCTACAAGGTGCTGGTGTGGAGGATTTAACTGCCTCAATACCCATCATCTTGAGTTTAGGTTCTTCATATCGAACACCCTCACTATCCCATACATTTAGGATGTATCTTTTCTTAGCAGTCCAGATACCACGTTCAGCAATATTCTCCCTCTTCATAACCATCTTCTGGTCATAGGCATTTACGTAGTCGGCCAGTTCTTGGTAAGAACCTTCAATAAAAGGCTCAAATTCATTTTCACACACCTTATTAAGGAACGTGACAACGCTTTCATTAGTTTTCTCTCTTCCCTCGTATACACGGTCAACCAAAGGACCAAGATTAAGGTAAATGGAATCAGTATCCGAAGCAATAACATAATCAACACCTTCTGTTTTTAAGATCCTATTGATCTTTTGATTCATTTTATTTTCTATCCAACGTATGGATACTTGGCCAGACAGAGTAATGGCTTCTGCATTAGCAAGTTTGTAATACCGAAAGTACTGATTGCCGATAGCACCATAAGCAGAGTTGAGAGATATCTTCTTCGCCATCTGAATATTGTTACATCGAGCAATCTCCTTCTCCAATGCTTCCGTGGGAGTCTTCTCATACTGCTGCTTTGCCTGAAGCATCTTCCTCTTGAAGATAACTCTATCCCCGTACATCTTGTCCATAAGTTCAGGCAAGAACCCACGCACATCCTTCCTATATTGTGCTCCATTCGCACAAACTGCATAATCTCCATCAAACTCACACTCCTTATTTAAGATCCCTTCAACGCTCGCACTGGGATGTCTAGTCTCCCTGATGGTCTCTGGACTGATATTATATTGCATAATAAGATGAGGATACAGACTGTTGAGGTCAAAACTAACCACCCAATCATACTTTCCTGGAATCGGTTCCTTGACATAAGCACCTGCGTATTTGTCGTTTTTGTCAGATCTATTCTTAGGAGGAATAACTATATTCCTGTTCTTCAAATAGTTATAGATTATGGTATCCCACATCCGCACTTGATAGAACACATCCTCATAGTTCACCTTGGCTTCATATGCCATAGTAAGAGCGAGTTCAATCAACTTCATCTTGCTTTCCATACGGTCAACAAGTTCCACGTCAATTATATTATACTCTACAAACTTTTGCCAACCCTTTGTGTAGAAATCTTTAAATGTATCAAACTCAGAGTGATCTAATTTCTTCTGTCCCAGTTCTACACTAGCAATATAATCCAACCTATAAGACTCTTGTGCTTTATAAGTAAACTTCTTATATAAGTCTAAGTAGTCCAACTGTGATACACCACCAATATCATAAGATATTTGTTCACGTCCCATGATAACAGTTCTATTTTCTGTTATCAGTCCCCAAGGAGACATTCTCTTCATTAACTTCTCACCAAGGATTCTTTCAATCCTACGGCACATATATGGAATATCATATAACTTACTATTCCATCCAGTAATAACTTCTGGTGTATTCTCTTCTATCATCCACCAGTTAATGAAATTACTTAGAAGTTCATACTCTGTTCTAAATGATTTGTATGTTACATTCTTCTGCTTATTCTTAAATGGACCTAAACCCCAAGTAATTATTTGTTTAGTAGTATAATCTTGTATTGATATAAGAAGTATTTCTTCAGCTGCAGATTCTACATCAGGGAATCCTTGCTCAGACTTAACCTCAATATCAAGAGTAACTAATTTAATCTTCTCAATATCAAACTTTAATTCTTGATCTGGATACTTATCCGAGATGTACTGATATATAAATCTCTCATTACCATAAACATTAAAATTTTCAACACCATCATATCTCTTTATAAACTCCCTACAATCACGTACACTACCTGGTTCAATCGCTTCTACAGGATCACCAGTAAGTGTTTTATATTTTGTTTTCTTTTTTGAGTCAACAAAAAGGGTTGGATAAAACTTCTCTCTGGTGGCAAAATGTCTTCCATTTTCATAACCACGAACCAAGAAGTTGTCTCCAACCATCTGAACGTTTGTATAAAATCTCATGTGTTTTTATTAACAAGCCCCAAATATTTTTCAAGAATTTGAGGTGCAACTTCTGCAAGTGTAATTATCTTATCAGAACTTATCATAAAAGTATTGTCATGTGTAAATGAACTTAACCATTTAGTAAGAGTAACTTTACCTTCTTCAATTGTAAATTTATCCTCAGTAGTGTGCATTACTACTGGATTGATTAACTTACAATCAGGTTCTCCAATTTCAGAACCTACTTCTTCAATCTCACTCAACAAGATCTCCTTGCTGGTCAACACTATCAGTTTGATTACTTTGTCCATTTGTTTTCTCTAAGTACATTTTTTCAATTGATTCCAAGGGTTTAACAATAGTAACCACTTGATCAAGAGGAATTGGTATTTCATTTTCAGAAGTTGCTAAAATCCATGGAGATAAGGTAATCTCAATAGAAGTTTGATTACTCCCATCTTCCGATAAAGAAAATCTATTAAGTTCTACTAACTGTGGATTAGTAAGTAAATAAGCAACGGGTTTATCACCAGAAATAACTTCTTTAATTTCGGCTACTATTTGCTCCTTACTCTGTAAAACAATAATTTTAAGTGACATAATTTAATCCCATCTTGTAACTGTTAATTCAATGGAGTTATCATCCATTTCCCATTCTTCTTCTATAACAAAACCTTGTTCCTTTACAGCATCATGAATTGTAAGTCTAGCATACTGTTGAGTAAGTTTTTCAAGGAATCTTTCTATTGGGATATCCTTTTTCCATGTTTGCCTATCAGCAACAAGTTCATACTCACCTGTTTTTTCATTCAATCTAAATCCAATATCAACACCAATAGAAAATTCAACCTCAGTAGTAGGATGTTCTTCTGCATGAGATGGATTTGTTATAACAAGATCAACCACTGCCATTCCTAAATCAGAAGGATTATTAACTCTTTCACCTAATCTTTCAAGACATTCTATTAGAATAGATTTATCTTTAAGCTTGGTCTTGATTGTGCTGAAGTGTGACATTTTTTTGTGTGTTTTGTTGCTGGTAAAATTCTGGTTTAGTTTCTACATAGGTAACTTCACCAATTCTTTCTTCTATTAATTTAGTTAAGTCTTGACAGGCATTACCAACAACACCTATCACTTCTTCTGTAACTAATCCATCTTGTCTGATGGTAAATTTAAGTTTTGTTTGTTCTGGCATAGTTAAAATTGTTTTGGGTGAGTTACTACATCACCATGAATTTCACCAATATCATCGATATGTGCATGATCGATCTTCTCAATATGCAGATGTTCTAATGCATGAGCAATTCGTTCAAGTGCTGATGCAATTCTATTAAACTCATCACTCATAATAAAGTTTTATCTGTATTAATTATACCAATAAAAAAGAGGGGTGTCAACTGGATTGTGCCAGTTACCCCTCTGTCTGCGGCGAACGATATTCGCTTTTATTTATAGATACTCTTTTCGTGAGTGATGCTCTGGAACTATCTTATTCAACTGTACGGTGAGGAGTCCATCTGTAAACTCGACGGATCCAACCTTCGTATCGTCGGAGACCGTCCAGACTCGTTCAAAATTTCGTTGGGCCAATCCTTTGTGGATAAACGTTCCATCAACTTTCGATTCTTCTTTACTGCCTTTGACATATAGTTTTCCAAACTCCGTATAGACTTTGAGTTCATCTTTCTTAAACCCCGCAAGTGCGACTTCGAGTTTCGACTCATGATTATTTACTTGTATTAAATTATATGGTGGATAGTTTGATTGTGGTGATTCGTTAAAAAATCTGTCTAGGTAATCATCCATACCTATACCATTTTGTTTGATAATCTTCATTAGTTCTGGAAGATTAGCAGAATGGAATTGTGCTAAATTAGTCATTGTTCTCCTTATTAAGCGAGTGTTAATTGTGTACCCTTACGGCATACACTACTAATTATAACAATTTGCTATTTAATTATAGTTCGGTTCTCACATCCAATATTCATCTAATGTTTCTAATACGTTAGTAAGTATTCGGGATGCCGAACCTCTTTGACGGGCATCCCACTCTGGATACCATGCTTTGCTATCAACTCCGTTTTTAATTCTAGTGACTTTAGCAGTCATTTCTACTTTGTCTAAGCGACCGTTCATTCTTCTGGTTTTTTCTTCTTACTACCTATATTATACTTTGTCTCAAGTATCCAGTCACTTTTATCTCTATATGCTAATACTTTGATTTGATTTAAAGGTGCAATATCTTGTATTTTAGTTGCATCTACAACACCAACTAATCCCCAATCGGCAAGGAGTTGAGCAATACGATTTCTACGTTGAACATCATTACCAGTAAGATTAGCATGTTTTCCATCAAGTGCGAAGAGTTCCTTGAAATGTACAAGAAAATACCTTCCTTGCTTATGCAGTATATGACATGATTGATATATTTTCTTTTCCTTTCTTGATGCTACACCAATTCTTGTTAAAGTCTCACGGACTTTTAAGAAATCATCTGGTTCGTTTAGGGTCACCTCTACCATTTGTTCAGGTGTCCACTTTACCTCAGGCTCTTGAACCACACTCATTGTCTTCCTCCAGTTTCAAATTTAGATTTTATAAAATTAAGTTGTTCTTTTGTTAGGATTCGCAGAGCTTGTTTTGCCTTCTCGTTACTATAACCATAATAACGCTTTACCAAGTCAAGGTCTTTAATCTCATCTTTACGCAACCAAGGAGAGAATCTCTTCTTAGATCGTAAAGTATTTAGATAAAAATCATATTGCATTCTCTTTGGTAGAAAATGATACTGATTCATCTCATTAGAAAATAAGATAGAATCAAGATGACCAGAGTAAATACGATTCACAATATAGGGTGCATACTCCTTCTCTAATGAAGGGTCTTCATCAATTAGATTTTTCTTTGTCTGGTTTATAGAGTTCAACCAATCTTTCAGTTCCATAATTTAAAAGCAATAATTCTTTTCTTTGTTGCTGATCACGCATGTATTCGCCAACAGATCTCATTGTATATGTAAGATCAAATTCAGTAGCAGTCCAGTCTTTAAAGCGATCCTTGACTAACTGGGAAGAATTATATGATACCATCATATGAGCAGTATGTCTATCACAATCTTCTGCAAACTTATCATGGTCAAATCTCTTATGCATATCACCTTTCTTACCATAAAGATTATCCTTAATATCATAAGGAGGATCTAGGTATATGAATGCTCCATTCCAATCTGTTAGTAGATCTTCATAAGATACATTAGTAATCTTCCAGTTCTCAATTATTTGTTGATATCCTGTTATTTTTTCAATTCCTCTATAGGAGAAGTTTGATTCACTGGCTTGGGCTGAAAAAGAACTTGACTCAGTGAGACCAGAAAAACTACACTTATTAACAATATAAAAATACGCTGCACGTTCTCTACTGGATAATTCTTCATTGTTAATTTTTTCTTTTGCTTGGACAAAAAGTTCTCTAGCAGAATCTCTCTCAGGATATTTATTTTTCAGACTCCATATCATGTCTTGAAGATTTTGTCCGTCGTCCTGTATGGTCTGCCAGAAGTTTACAAGAGGTTCATATAAATCATTAACCCAAATACTTAATTCAGGATACATCTTAGAGATGTAAAGTGCTACACTTCCACCACCAAGAAATGGTTCACGAAATTCTTTATACTTACTAAAGTCTGGAAAGAACTGTCCCATTTTAGTGCAAGCACGAGACTTACCACCAGGATATCTAAGTGGGGTTTTTAATGCTTTTTTGCTCATAATTTAGATGTAACTGTATAGCAGGTGCAGGTGGTTTATAATCTGCATCGTGTAAAGCACAATACTCACTAAAGGTAATCTTCATTTCCTTATGAGTTAGATTACAATGTTTTGCTGCTTTTGGTAAATTCCATTTAGCAGAAAACAACATCTCCATTGCTTCTCTAGTTTCAATTCTCATTAATAAAACCTTTCATAATCATCATTAACTTGAACTTCAATAGTATCAAAGATTCTATTTAAAGAACGGGCAAACATCCTATATCCAGATCCAACATATAATTGACCTAATACAACCGATGCTGTTGCTACACCCCAAAAGATGTAATAAAATTTAGACTTCACTTGATTACGTGCCTTTTGTCTAGGCCAAGCAGGTGTAGGTACACTCATAATTAATCCTCATCATGTTTATGTTTCAATTTACCAGACATCTCATATGCTTCTTTGTTTCCACCATGACCATGTGCGATGCCTAGTTCATGCATTTTAGCATGTTCGTCAATAGGGTCTCTTAATTCTTTCTTACCTGCTCCTACTGTAAGATAAAGTCCATAAGCAACTAAACCTAAAACAACTAAACCAAAGAATAAAATAAATCCTTGATCTGGTGTTAGATTTAGATGAGGAATAATCACATCAGGTTGTTTCTCCCATGTACCAGGTAAGTTATACACTGAGGGTTTTGATAAAAAAATCATTTGAATTTACACTCCACCATCTCTTCTACCAGTTCTTGGGTTAATTGGGGGTTTTCCTTTTGGATTTAATTTATTATATGGATTTGCAGAAGGATTTGGTTTCCTCAATCTAGAATTAGCTCCTTTAACATGGGCATTCTTCCAATTATATCCATTTTTATAACGAGTATCTGTTGCTAATTTAGTAACAGTTTCTTTAATCTCAACTTCTTCACTACGAAGTAATTTAAACTCCCAAACATATCCTCCTGTTTGAAGTGTATGTTTAGAAATATCCTCATAGGAATAAATCTCATCAGTAGACTTTTCTTTATACAATAATATTCCTTCTTTGGAAGCTTCAAAACAAATGTGCCTCCAATCACAATCTTCGTTGTAAAATCCACCAACTTCAAAATAATACTTAGTTTTTTTCATTTAAATTCACACTCCACCATAATTTCTGTAAGACATGCTAACATATTTATCTCTTGATCTGCGACGAATGCCATTTGATATTGATACTTAGCAATGACAAGAACAGCAGCAGGTATAGTAGTCGGAACCAAGGATTCGTAAAGACTATCATAAATCCTACGAAATAGAACAGAAGTATCATTGTCCATATTATTGTTGACCCACTTACGAACTTCAGGAAAGTTTTTTGCTTTAAGGTTTTTAATAAGATCATCGACTGCTACATCTGAAAATGCTGCTAATATTCCACTATCTATCTTACCACTAACTGAGTATCTCTGACACTCATTTAATACTCTTCTCCAATCTGGAAAATGCTTATTAACTAATTCTACGAGTACTTTCTTATCTGCTTCAATCCTTTCTTGCTCCAAGATAAAGTTGAGTCTTTGGAAGAAAGCAGCAGCGATTTGTTGCTTCTCTTTTCCTCTGATAGAAAAGTCAACCACAGCACACCTGGAATGGAGGGGTTCAAGGATTTTATTCTTGTAGTTGCAAGTGAAAATGAATCGACAGTTCCCTGCAAACTCTTCGATGAATGCTCTGAGTAGCAATTGTACATCATTTCCTGTGTTGTCTGCCTCGTCAATGATGATGACCTTATGCTTCGCTTCCGATGCGAGAGATACAGTTGATGCAAAGTTTTTTGCGTTGTTGCGTACTGTATCGAGGAATCTTCCTTCATCGGATCCGTTGATGACATAAAAGTCTACTCCTAATTCGTTACACAATGCCTTTGCAACAGTGGTCTTTCCTACACCAGGAGGACCAGCAAGAAGCATATTAGGTATTTCTCCTTTATTTAGAAATTCCTTAAATGTTTTCTTTATGTTATCTGGTAAGATACATTCTTCAATTGTTTTGGGTCTGTATTTTTCAACCCATATAAAGTTACTCATTCTTCAAATGTTGTAAGTTTTTTATACTTCTCATACAACTCACCCATCTTAGGTTCGGTTCCACGAGATTTCCACATTTGTTGTAGAATTAATTTCATATCATCCATCGGCACTACTACCGATAAATTTCCATGTGTGTATGGTTCAGTCATAAATCATTCCAATGACGGATTACTCCACCAATAATAAAACAGTTAGTGATGAGATAAGAAAAGAAAATAATAGAACGTACCAAAACAATGTAGTTGTCGTATCGTTTAGTCTTTTCGTCAGAGAAGCTACCCAACGCATACTTCCATATCCTCCATACTCTTTTCATTTCTTTTCAAAGACACCAAATTTAGATAGTAACCACAATGTAACTATTGTCCATCCTATAACATACCACATAATTCAATATCCTGCTGTTCTTCCTAATGAATTACATCCACCTTTCCACTCCTCTTTCTCATAATCAAATCCATCATGAGGTGGAGTAGGTACAACAGGATCTTTAGATTTGTTCTTAATGACTATGAACTTATCTGCTGCAAATGTTCCAGCAAGTTGAACCTCAATCTCATCTCCATTTTGCCAATTCAAATCACCATTCTTTTTGGTGTGTCGCATTGCAACTTGGATTTCGTCAATTACTTTCTGAGTTAATATCATTATCCAAAAGTAGAATCAGGTTCTAATGCTATGTAATATTTAAGATCGCAATTAGTGTTAGTAAACTTAGATAAAAGTTTCTGCGATACAACTACATCATAGGCACCAGGAATAATCTTAATATTCTCTACCTTAAAGTTGAAAGAAAACTCTTTATCAGTCTCACCAACTACAACAGCAAACTCATTAGAAGTATCATTCTTCTTATCACGAACAACAAGTTTAACGACACCTGCTTCACCAACTGCTGATAAATCAGGTAACTGATAGACTGCTGCTGCTTTAAGTAATTTCTCTAATGCACTACTATCTAATTGAAACTGTACATCATCAGATGGAAGTGTAATCTCCTTCTCAGGTGGAGAAACAATAACAGCTGGATCAGCATAGAAATATTTTACTCTACGCTTACCTTCCTTAATTGAAATATATGATTCTGGACTGAAATCTAAATCAGGATCTTGATGTAAAGTCAATCCATTCAAGAACTGATTTAAATCATAAACTGCAAAATCACGAGGGAAGTCTTCATCAATAGATGCCTCTGCAAGAATATTCTTAGCAACAGATATTGTACGAAGTTGTGTACCTTGCTTTACAAGAATAGAATTATTAATTCCAGCAAAGTTTTTAAGAATGTTTAAAGTTTGATCAGAAAGTTTCATAACCACGGGTAGTTGTCTCTTTTAGTTGCCCACTGAAGTGATAAAGTAGGAGTGAATAATGTAGTGCTTTTAGTATATCACGTTTTGCTTGTCCCTTCTTATCGTAACGACTTAGATACTTAATTGCATTAGAACGACAGAATGATTCTGCATCTCCTACGGACTCAATAAGATCAAGTGTCTGGACATTGTTTTCTTTGGAAGTATAGTGACCACCATAAGTGGTAGAGATATAATCTTGAAGAGCTTTGATAGCTTCATCTTCTTTATATTTTCTAGGATTATCTGATTCTATTCCTGGTGTTTGAAACTCCTCTGGAATTTTTATAGTAACACTTTCAACACCCTCACTCATTGTAAAATCTCCTACTCCCCCAACTGTAAAATGATGTGCAGTTGCATCATCATTATCTGCTAAGAAAGTTTGTGCATATGGATAAGTATCACCAAAGTAATCTCCCTGAATTACTTCTCTATCATTAGGATCTGAATTAATTCCCCTACGAGTTACTGTCTTACCACCATCAGGAGATTCGTAAATAAAAGACGAATCTGAAGATACTGTAGAAATATGAATAGTATCTTCAGTATTAGCACTTTGAGGAACATTAGTTACTTCTATTCCCTCTGGACATTCACCAGTATTGATTGATATGTTTTCAAAACTATCAAAATCACCCACAGTTCCAGTAGTGTATGAAGCAGTATTTCCTGCTCCTGTTATTATATCGATTTTATCATCAGTCATTGGTTCATCTCCATAAATTTCATCGTAAAGTAGACTCCATGAATTAGTCATAGCAAAATAAAAAGTCATTTACAAGACTATCTGCTTTTTCTTTTCCAAACTTACCAGTAAGATATCCTCCTACAGGATCAAGTTTAGTCATATAAGCATCAAAGTCTTTGTAAACACTGGTATCATTACCAGTCGGTTTCTCACATTCTAGCATATTTTTGTACTTAGTCAAGTAAGTCGTGAACATTTCTAAGTGTTCATCAACTTCATCCATTGTACAATACTGAATGTATATGTTCTCTGAGAAATGATTACCTGGTTCAAAGAATCGATAGTCACCTCTTCCCTTTGGTAATCCTTCTACTGAAAACAAATAGTTTTCTGTGGGATGCTGAAAGTCAAATACTATAATGACTTTCTTGTCGCTAAATCCCATAAGATCCATACCAAAACAGGGAAGGTTACTTCCAGTCTTAGGATAGATGATGTTGTTATAGATACAAGATTTTTCATTCCAGATTTCTACCTCTCGTGATTTAATAATGTGTTCATTTGTGTAAGTTTTTGCAGTTAGATAAGTTCCTTTACCTTCCCACTGTGCCCAGACACTATCCACTCCATTATGAAGTGAGATAGTGTTGAACAATACATCCTTATATGATTTCCAGAGATTCATTTTATTCAGCAGTAGTTCGCTCATCCTCATACATGCTATCCTCCGCAGCTTCAAGATCTACATCAGCATCTACTTTATCATACAATTCTAAGAATGACTGCTTTGTTTCATCATCGAAACGATTAACACAAACTTGAATTGACTTCATCTTATCATTAAAAATACTAAAAGCACGGATAATGTGGACTAAACGACGAGTACTAATGATCTCATCTACTCCACCATCATAAAATGTTTTACGGATGATGTCTGCCCAATCTACTAATCTCTTACAAAAATCAGTATCAGTTACCCCCAATTGAGCAGCAACTGCACCCAATATTCTATTCTCAGTAGATGGTGCTGGATAATCTTGCTCAAAGGTTACAGGGAATCTCTCAAGGAATGCTTCATTAAGAACATTAGTTCCTATAAATCTACCATCATCAGATCCTTTACCCTTTGTATTAGCAGTTGCGATTACATTGAATCCTGCACTTGGTTGAACAAATCTACCAACTTTCTTTAAGAAAACTCCTTTACCTTCAAGAATTGGTTGAAGACAGAGAATTTTATTACTAGCAAGATCTATTTCATCTAGAAGGAGGATAGCTCCCCTCTCCAAAGCTTCGGTGACGGGTCCATTATGCCAAACAGTATTCCCATCAATAAGACGAAAGCCACCAATAAGATCATCTTCATCTGTTTCTATCGTGATATTAACACGTATAAGTTCTCTATTTAGTTGTGCACATGCTTGCTCTACACTAAATGTTTTACCGTTACCAGATAAACCAGTAATGAATGCTGGATAGAATTGCTTAGACTTAATTATACTCTTAACATCTTTAAAACTACCAAATGGAACAAAAGTAGAATCTTTTACAGGAACTATATTCTGTTCCTGAGAAGGAACAACAGCAGGTGCATTAAATGATTTCTCTATACTCTCAACTGCCTGTGGAGTGATCTCAAGGTTCCACTTACCCTTAGATACTTTATACTTCTGTATCTTCTTAGTAACTGTCTGATAACCAATATCATTCATAGCACAAAATGCCTTAACATCAGCAGTAGTAAATTCAGTTCCGTATGTTTCTCTTAATCCATCAACTGCTTCTTGCTCAGTCATTTTTAATTCAAAAGCCATTGGGTTGTTTGTTTAATTGATTCTATTATAGTTGAAAAGGGGTGTTAATGTACCACCCAGTGGACACTTTAATTATTGGATCCAATCTGGCTGTCTGGATGGGTCACGAAGATAATTAGATGCAGCCCAAGGTTTGCTCCTAATGTAATTTTTGTAAGCAGTAAAAGTGTCAATGCTTGTGTCATGTTTATACTCATCTGGCATTGCACGAGTGAATGATTCTACCATACAATAGCATGTAATTACTTCTCCTGCAAATTTGTGAAATGTTTTCTTTGCTTCAAACAATGTATCAGCACATCCATGTATCTTACCATAACGATGAGTATACTCACCAGATAAAGCACATCCATGTTGAATTAACCAAGCAGTGTTGAATATACTTGCTGCTGCCCATTGAGTACAAGGATGATTACGAAAGGCACCCTTAGCAACTGAATATGATGTTCCATCTTTCTTCTTAACTAAGTCATCACCCCAGTCATAATACCAGTGTGAGAAGACAATAGAGAGCATTTGACAGGTCTCCAATGGCATCTTGACCACATGTTTATCAGGCAAGACTTTTGCCGATACATGTGGATCAGGATTGGTTACAAAAATGTTCATGCTACTAATTCAACAAATTCACTTAAAACTTTCTTATTCATTTTCTTACTTTTAAGACTCTTAACAAAAGCACGTTTGATCTGTGCTTTTGTAGCATCTTCCTGAACTTGAAACTCATCATCATTTGCTAATGCTGCTGAAGATAGTCCAAAATAAGTATCATATCCAGATTCTTTAATAGCAAATGCTTTATCTTTCTTCCAGTCTTTTAGAAGTCTATCAAACTCTTTACATTCTGTAAAGTGATATCTACGAATAAATGAATTTCCATCTCTTGGAGAAAGAAGACGAATTCCAATTAAATTCATATCAGTAAATTTATCTTTTAGATTACGAAGTAATTGATCTGTTATCTGTGCCCATCCATCAACATTAAAGGTATAGGTAGTTCCTAATTTACGATCTCTTAATACAGAATTACGATGAACATATCCACATCCAAGATAAGGAGAGTCTTCCCAATCTCTTTGGACTTCTTTATGATAAGTTAATTGTCCTGCCTCACCATCAGTAAGTATTACACACTGGACTTTCTGCAACTTATGCTCTTCTTTAAATCTTGGAAGTATTTGATGAAGTGCCATTATAGTATCATTCAATGGAGTTCCAGATAAATCTAAACCAAGTGGAGTTTTGTATTGAGTGTAATTTGTAAATGTATACGCAATACGATAAATGTTTAGCATTTGCTCTTCCAAAGTCTTAGAGTTAACATTACTAGTGAAGAACTGCATTAATGAAAAATTATCGACCAGTTGAAGGAATCCTTCTTTCTTCTCATAGACAGAATGACGAACACCATCTTCTTCTGTCCATAATGGATAACTAAAAGTGAATGCATATACTTCAAATGGAATATTAACTTTCTTACAGAACCAGATTAAATTATAAAGTTGCTTTAAAGTATCTTCTATAACACCTTGCATAGATCCACTCCAATCAAGAATGAATACTAATCCATGACTCTTACCATCAGGAATAACTGTTATCTTCTTAAATAAATCTTCATTGAACTTATATGTATGAAGTAAAGAAGTATTCAGTACACCAGTTTTAGAAGTAGTAGCACGAGCATAAGCATCAGCAGATTTCTTACACTCAAACTCTTTAACTAAGTAATTAACTTCTTTCTGGGCATTTTTCTTAAATTCTCTATACTTTGAATCAACCTCCTCAAATGATACACAACCTTCAAAATCTACTGTTGGTGAATCTTCCCACTCCTTTCTAATTCTCTCATGAAGAATCTTATTATCAACAATTATTTTATCTAAATTAACTTTTGGAATTTCAACATATACACTTTCTAAACTACTATTCTGAGCAAGTTCTCTTAGTTTCTTATCTAACGCATTAACAGTTTGAGTTTCTGGTTCTAAATCTAAAGGAGTAACACTATCGTCGCCCCTAGAAGGATTATTAAAACCACTGTTCCCACCTTCCAAAGTATCATCGCCATTAGTGTTAGGAATGGGAGAATCAATATCGTCAGTGCTATCAGTGTCACTATCCCCAGTAGATGAACCACCACTTGGAGAAGGTTGTTGTTCGATAGATAATTGCTGATTCTGTCCAGAAGATTCGTTATCGGATTCTTCTTCGCCTTGCTTGCAGAAATTATATAACGCTTCTGCTGCGGATAAGGCTTCTTCAAACGTTTCTGCATTTTTAACTAAATTGACAATCGGAGTTTCAGTAGATGAAAAAGAGATATTAACGAACGAACCAATCTTGAAATGTAAATTAACCCTATCAGCAAGGTTAAGACTATCAACATCTTTACCCTCTATCTCAAAGAAATCATTATCTGCAAGTTCATTATATCCTCTATAAAAGGTTTTGGCAAGTCCCATGTACTTACGCTTCATCAACTTCTCAATCCTTGCATCTTCTGTGATGTTTATAAAGGTATGAGGAATATGTCTGGGAGGATCTACATCAGGTGTGAACAAAGCATGTCCAACCTCATGTGATACTAGTGCATCATAAACACGATTACTTGTGTTCCAATTAGGAAGTTGTAAAACACGAGTATGAACATTGAACTGTGCAGTTTCAACATTCTTATGCTCTACTACTAAATCTTCAGTTGCTAGAAGTTTAGCAAGTTGTGATTTGATTTCGTGCTTGACTGTCATTAGTGCCTTTGCTTATGAACCTATTATACGACGAAACCCCACGCTTGGTGGGGTTCAGTAGACGGTTTATCAACTGTCTGCGTCTGTCTCTTGCAGAACGCAGTGCTTGTGGTTTAAGTTTTCGTTTAGCATCCTTCTTAGAGTGATGCTGCCAGTTTGGAGTATTCATGAGCTTTGGACTTCCTTAGATATCATACGTGAAAATCCTTTAACTTTGTCAAAGGTTATGACACTTTCAAATTTGTCATGCAGATCGGATTTATGGGATATGATGAAAATATTCGCATCCTTTATTATATATCTAATAATCTTAAGAAATTCTTCTGTACCAAAACCATCAAGTGAACTATCAAATACCTCATCCATGATAAGAAGATTTGTATTTACAGAGTTCTTAACCCTAGCAACTTCTCTCCATGTAAAGAGTAATGCTAAGTCAATCCTCATCTTCTCACCTTCACTGAATGATGAATATGAGAAGTCTTCGTGAATCGGTGATTTTACCGTTTCATTAAACTCTTCATCCAATGTAAAATTAATATAAAAATCCATCAACTGAAGGTAACGATTTACCTGTTGATTAATGAATGGTAGATACTTCTTAATTATTTTTGTCTTTACTCCATCATCTCTTAACAGTGAATAGGCAAAATCGTAATGATTAATCTCTTCCCTTCTGTCTGATAAGTCGTCAATTGTTTTTTGGAGGTTCTCTTTAAACTCTGCTAGCTTCTCATGCTCAGTATTTCTGTTTTTAATTCGTTCGGTAATTGTTTGAACTTCATCTTCAAGATCTCGGATTTGTCTTTGGTTGAGACTGATTCGAGTATTGTTTTGAGAAATATCATGGTTGAGTTTAGTGATCTCCTTTGATAGTTTGGTGAAGTGACGTTCTCTCTCCGATTCTAATTTTATAGTCTCTTCCAGATCTGAAAAACCCTTCTTGAGCTCCTTTGCTTTATCTTGAACGTCGGTAATTCTATTTACACGAAACTCTTCTTCTATATCTTGACTGCATGTAGGACATACCGTATTGTCTGTGAAAAACTTATGCTCTTTCGTAATGGTCGCTACTTTTTGAGTAATTTTACCTTTAAGATTGTTTAGTTTCTTTAACTTTTCAGAAGCACCAGTAACATTTTCTTGCTCTTTTATAAGTTCGGAAATATCCAATTCTATGCTACTGTTTTTTTGCATATGCGTATCAGACTCAAGTGACAAGGCGACAATCTTACCTTTGCTAGATTTAATATCATCCTTTCCTCTTTTTTCAATCTCTCCAATAAATTTTTCTTGCATTCCCATCTTATCTTTAAGATTATCTTTCTTCAAATCCAAAGACTTTATCTTCTCCCTTCTAGTACGTATGTTATCTTTTATAAGACCATTCATTGCAGAGAAGATACGAATGTCCAAAAGATCTTCAATCACATCTCTACGATTAGCACCACTCAATTGCATGAAAGGTACAAAGGTGCTACTACCCAAGATTACAATTTGAGTAAATGATTTATAATTTACCTTTAATATAGTTTCTTCTAATATTTTTTGATTAGTACGATCATCTGCTTCTTTATGAAGTGGATTACCATTAACTTCAATATCAAACACATTTGGTTTTATCCCTCTTCTTACAAGATAGTCACGATTATTAACAATAAACTCTATCTCTACTACACAATCTCTTTCATTGGTGGTATTAATTAACTGTCCTTTATTAATTTTACGAAATGGTTTATTGAATAAAGCAAATGTAAGTGCATCCAACATAGTGGATTTTCCAGCACCGTTTGTTCCTACTACTAGGTTAGTGTTATGTTTTTGAAAATC